AGAAGCGTCGACAGATCCCGACCAGGGAACTGTCCCGCGGTGACACGCGGGACCTGGTCGTTGGGGTGTAGAGGGGTTTGGTGTCCTTTGGTGTCCGTCAAATATAGCACGCCTGATCCGCGGGTACAAGTCGCGTGTTCCTCGTACTGGGAGGACTGCGGCCCCTATTCGTGCCGTCAATTTGCGATCGACTGCGCCTGGTGCGGCTGTGAGCTGCGTACAGGGGATCGATCGCTCCCGGTGTCGCACGGCATCTGCCCAGCCTGTGCCGTCACGTTCGAGAACGCCTCAAGTGAGGGCGCGCGGACTCGCCAGCTTTCACAACCCACCACGTCGATCGCGCCTCGGGGGGTGGCGCGTCCGCGTGCCTTCTGTGGAGAGGAGGACGCATAGGGTCCGGAGGAAGACAAGGGACTTCCAACCTTGCGAGCGCCCCGGCGTGGCTGCCCAGCCTGCGTCCGTGCGCCGCTCTTCCAGATGTCGGGTGACACCGATGACGCGACGAACGTGCGGGCGGTGGCGGTGATGGACCGGCCATCGATCGCGGAACGGATTACATGGACCAGCGGACAACTCTCGGGTGCGGAGGTCAAGGTGCTAGCCGCGCTCTCCTCGTTTGGTGATTACGAAACGGGGCGCAACTGCCGGCCGTCGCACAAGACGCTCGTCGCGCGGGCTGGCAGCTCGTCGGGAACGGTGAAGCGGGCTCTCCGGCGCCTCCTCGACACCGGGCAACCCGGCGGCGCCTTCGTCGTCGCCCGGCGGCGGCATCGGCATCCCACCACCTACGACATCTGCCTCGAGCGCCTCGCGACCCAGCCGCCGCAGGCGCAGCAAGTGGCGATACTTTCGCCTCCCGTGGCTGACCGATCTGAGGATCATTTTGATCCGCAACCCGACCGATCTGAGGATCATTTTGATCCGCAAACCCGATCTGAGGATCAAAATGATCCTCAAACCGACCGCGCCGAGCGATCTGAGGATCAAAATGATCCACCACCTCTTCAGATCAGATCAGAACACACACACACAGCGCGCGATCCTCAACCGGCCCCCGGCGCCTTGCCGCTTCTCGGCCGACTTTCGCCTCCCCGTTGCGCCCACCCCAACGCCCACGCCTGGTGCGACGGCCGCGTCCACGTACCGCGCATCCTCCACTTCGAGTTCCTCGACCGGCTCGATACCCGACCGGGCGAATCCCGCGAGGCAAAAGCTACTCGGCTCAAGCAGTTCTACGCCGACACCCTGGCGGCGATCCCCGCGACGCAGGTGATCGTCGAGGACGACTACAGGTTCTGGCGGAAGGCGTTCGCCGCGGCCTTCACCCCGCCGGGCGAGCTGACTCGATCGCCACAGGATGAACGCCGTCAGGCGCGGGCAGTCCCCCCGCCGCACGAGCCGTACGACTCGCCGGCGTCAGTGGTGAAGCGGCAGCGAGAAGAGCACGCGAGACGAGAGCAGGATTCCCGTGAGGCGGAGGCGCGCGCCGCGATCGCGGCGATGGACTCGGTCACGTTTGCGGCGCTTCAGTCCGACGCCGAACCGGAGATTGCGAAGTTTAAGGGTCGAATGGCGCCCGAGGTGTACGCCGAGACCGTGCGCCGGGCGATGGTGCGTCTCCTCATTGAACGCGCGCGGAGGTCGGCATGATGGCTCGCACCTGCGACGGCTGCCACACGTTGATCCTCGCGGTAGTGGACGCCGTGCACGAAAGGGAACCGTGATGCAGACGTACATCATCCTGGTGGGCGCGACGCCGACGGATCCGCCCGCGATCAAATGCCTCATCTGCGAGCGCGTGAGCTACCACCCGAAGGACATCAGCGAGCGGTACTGCGGGTTCTGCCATCGGTTCCACGACGACATGGCGCGCGAGGTGACCCGGGAGCACGGCGAGTGACGACAACGATCGTGGTGCACTTCACCGGCGACGCCGATCACACGGTGGTCGAGGTCGAGATCACCGACGACCAGGCCGCGGCGCTCGAGGCGCAGCTGTACGCCGAGACGTTCGGACCAGAGGAGGAGTGATGCTGAGGCCAGGTCGCTGTCGCTGGTGTCGCTGCACCTACGAGGAACCCTGTCCTGGGTCGTGCGGCTGGGCGAATCGGGAGCAGACGCTCTGCACGGCGTGCGTCGATGTCGAGCGCGCCTGGCGCCGGCTGCCGACGAAGAAGCCGAACATGGTGCGCGCGTTCTTTCGCGGCTTCATGGTCGGCGCGGACGACGAGCGCGCGATCGATCACCCCCGGGGCCGGCAGGCTGTGGCCCACAACCCGTACTCGGCGAACGGACAGACGGCGCCGTACTGGTCGGCCGGATTCACTGCTGGACGGCGCGAGGCGCGATGACGGAGAGCGCCTTCCTGCGTCGCGTGCGCCAGCCGGATCCGCTGCTGCAGGAGCTCGCGCGCCAGGCCGTCGACGAGCTCGAGACGCAGCAGTACCTGAAAGACGAGAGTCCCGGCAGCGTCCGGCGGCTCGCCGACCTGGCGCACCGCTACGGCGTGCCGATGGCCTACGTGCTCGACGAGCGCGAGCGCAGGGTGCGCGCGGGAGGCGGAGGTGCGTGATGGACCCAGAGACACCCGAGGAGTGGCGGGACGCGGTCGAGTGGGCGGAGGTGATGCTGCTGCTGGACAGCGCCCGAAAGTACGGCATGGTGACCGGCGGCCCCGAGGTCGACGTCGCGCGGTGCCTCGAGCTCCAGGCGCGCGGCCAGGCGCTCGGGCACGTGCCGACGACGCCGGGCACCGAGGCGCGGATCCAGACGCTCCTCGGGTCGCACATGAAGTGGCGGCGCCGGCCCAGCGGTTCGCGCTGATGCTGGTCGACGGGGCGGCCACCTGGGTGCTGCTGACCGATCGCACCTGGGCGGCGCTGGCCGCGTTCGTCGATCCGACCTATCCGCTGTTCGGCCACTACACCACGCGGGTCCGCATCTTCACGTCGCGGCGCCGCGCGCAGGCCTTCCGCCACGACGTCCCGGGGTGGCAGGAGCTTGGGATTGGCATCGTGCCGCTATGAGGCTGCCCGATCGTACGGTCCGTCTCGGTTACGCCGTCGGCACCGGCGAGCGCGTCGACATCCCGATCCGGCACATGGTCGTCTGCGGTCAGACGCAGGAGTCGGGCAAGACGACGACCCTCGAGGCGCTGCTCGAGCGCGCCGGGATGCAGGCGCTGACCTTCGTCACCAAGCACGGCGAGGGCGCCTTCCGCGGCGCGCGCCAGGTCGAGCCCTACTTCCAGGAGCAGTCTGACAACCGCTGGCGGTTCGTGGCCTCGATGCTCGAGGCGCACCTGGGCGAGCGGATGAAATTCGAGCGCAATTGGATCGAGCAGGCTGCACGCGGCACCACCACGCTCGAGCAGGTCCGCGTGAACGCGCGCCGGTTGGCGGAGACGTCGAAGGGCGGCTTCAACCAGGACCAGTTCCGCATGCTGGCGGTCTACCTCGAGGAACTCGTCCCGCAGCTCGAGGCGGTGACCTGGGCCCGTCGCGTCCAGCTGCAGCCGCGCATCGTCAGCTGCATGGACCTGGTGGGCATGCCGACGGCGCTGCAGCACCTGGTCATCCGCTCGGCGCTCGAGTGGGTGCAGACCCACGCGCACGACACGCTCGTCGTCGTGCCCGAGGCCTGGCAGTTCATCCCGCAGGACCGCAGCACGCCGGTGAAGCTCGCCGCGGTGAGCTACATCCGCCAGGGCGCGGCGCTCCGGAATTACCTCTGGATGGACAGCCAGGACATCGGCGGCATCGACAAGGAGCTGCTCCGGTCGGTGGTGGTCTGGCTCGTCGGGGTGCAGCGCGAAGCGAACGAGGTCAAGCGCACGCTGGCCAACATCCCGGCGCCGGCGCGCCCGAAAGCCGAGGCCGTCGCGCTGCTCGAGCTCGGGCGGTTCTTCGCGTGTTGGGGGAAGCACGCGGTCCACACCTACGTGCAGCCGGCCTGGCTGCCGGAGGCGCACGCGGTCCGGATTGCGCAGGGCGGCGAAGCGATCGACGACGAGTACGTGCGCGACGCGCGGCCGCCGGTCGCGCGGGAAGGGTGGCGCGATGGCGAAGCAGCAGGAGCAGGACCGCAGGCGGGCGGAGGACGCGTTGAAGGCGCAGCGGCAGATCACCGGCGCGCTCACGAAACTACTCGACCGCGTGGTCCGGAATCTGGGGGACGTGCAGTTTCAGTTCTGGCTGGTCAACCGGCGGCTGGATCGGCTCGAGGGTTCGACGAGCTCGAGTCGTTCGCCGCGCGCGGCCGCCGCGCGCAAGCGGCCGTCGACCAGGTCATCGCGCAGCAGCAGGAGGAGGTCATGAACCCGCAGCAGGAGAGGAAGCTCGATCAGGTGCTCGAGGCCAACCGCGAGCTCGCGACGTCGATCAAGGCGCTGGTGAAGTCGCTCGACGGCCGCGGCGCCGCGGCGCCATCGCCGGCGACAGCGGCCGCGGGCGTGCCACGTGGCAGCGGCGAGTGGTACGACGTTGAGCAGCTCTACGCGGAGTTCAAGCGGCGCCTGATCGGCGAGGCCTCGGAGGATCCACAGATCCTCGAGGTCCTCGTCCGCCAGCCGGCGATCCGTGTGAAGGTCGAGCGGCACACGATCCAGGTCGACAGCGACACACTGCGCGGCCGCATCGCGCTGCTCATCTCCGAGGGCTTTCTCGATTCGAAGATCGAAGCGGGGAAGGTCTTCGGCGCGCTCGGGAACCGCGGCTTCCGGACCGCGCATCCGAACGTCGTGAAGGAACTCGACGAGCTCACGCGCATGGGATTCCTGACGAAAGCGGGGAAGTGGTACACGACCGTCGAGGCGATGAAGCGCCACGTCCAGGAGGCCTGACGTGGGCGACATGGCCCCCCGTCCGCGCGGCGGCTGGCAGGTCGGGACCTCCTTCGCGCGGACGCAGCGCGCGATCGCGGAGTACCAGCTCGACGATCCCGCCCCGGACGTGTACACGGTCCAGCGCCTCGCCGGAGGCGACTGGCGGGTGACGCACTACCGGCACCGGGACGATCGGCAGGCCTGCTGCGTCCGCGAGGTGACACCGCGGCCAGGGGAGTCGGAGATCGAGACCCTGGCGCGCACGTATCCCCCGTTCGCGCTCTGCGCGCGGCACACCCAGGAGACGTGAGGTGAGGGTGGACATGGACAGCGTGGACAGGGACACGTGGGGCACCAAAACAGAGGCCGCGAGGCGGGGCCGCGTCAGCCTGAAAACGATCCAGCGGCACGTGGCCGCCAATCGGATCGAGACGAAGGCCGTGCCGGACCCACATGCGCCCGGCGGCCAGATCTGGCTGTACAACCTCGCGGACGTCGATCGCATCGCCTCCAAGGGGCAGCCAGCCGTCCGGCCAGCCGTTTTCGCGCCCGACCGGACCCCGACTGGGAACGGAAACGGCGTCGGTCACGCGCTTGAGGCCCGGACATCCCCAGACGCGCTGGCGGTCCTCCCCGCCTCCCAGGCCGCCGCGATCGCGGCAGTCGTGCAGCTCGTGTCCAGGCAGATGTCCAGGGTGTCCATCCAATTCCTGACCATCGCGGAGGCTTCGGCCGAGACCGGCCTGACGCAGGCCTACATCAAACGCGCGATCGCCGACGGCACGCTGCCGGCCGTGCGCGATCGTGGCTGGCGCATCCGTCGGCGTGACCTGGAGGGGTTGTAGATGGCAAAGGAGATGGCGATCGGTCCCGGGAGGAAGACGCCGAATACCGACAGCCGGCGCTATCTCGCGATGCCGTTTACGAAATCGGAAGTCCTCGCCCGGCTCCGTGCGATTGAGACTCGGTTACAGGCCGGCATACCGGCTGAGGACCGATGCACGTTCACCTTGACCGTTCGATGGGTGACGCGCGGGGGAGAGCCGACCTCGGTCACATGGATGAGCAAGCGGCGGACCGGTAGGCCATGACCAGCCGGCAACAGCGGCGCGCGGCGGAACGCCAGGCGGTGAAGGATGCCCGGCGTCAGCGGTTCGAGGCGATTCACGGGCAGGTACTCGCGGCCAAGACCGTGGGGCATCTGTGGCGGACCTACCGTGACGGCCGGTTCCGGACGGACGGCATGGACGATATCGACCCGGCGCACCGCGCGGCGGTCGAGGAGCTGGCGCAGCATGCGTTCTATGCCGGCGCGGCGTCGATGTTCGAGCTGGTCACGCGCGTGGCACCCGACGACGTCAGCGAGGACGTGGGCGTTGAGATGCTGAGCCGCCTACAGGAAGAACTCGAGACCTACGCGCGCGGCCGTCGGACGAACTGAGGGAATGTGGACCGACCGCTATCGCGGGACGGATAGGTTCCTCGGCCGCGTCGTGCAGCACTGGGACGTGTTCGTCATTTGGATGTGGTTCCGGCTTTCACCGTCGGCACAGTTGTTACGGCGGGCGCGGCGGGAGGCACTGGTGCGGCGGGAGGCACTGATGAACAACTCTGACTTTCCGACCGTCCCGCCCAACCGCGAGATTCGCCAAGGCGACATCCCCGTCCCGAAGCAAGCGCGCGAGCTCCACCCCGTCGGCGCAACCGACCTGGCGCGCGAGCATCGCCGGGCGATGGCGGCCGCGCGGCGCCGCGTGACGCTCCTCCTGGTCGTCGCGATCGCGGTGGCGCTCGTCGGCTGGTGGATCTGGTAGACCCATGGCTGAGGACGAGGATATCGAGGACCTGGGCCCCTGCTGCGCGTGCGGCGGCTCAGGCGCGCGCAATCTGAGGATGCTGCCGTGGAAGGCGCCGATGCCCGGCCGCGGGTGGGGCTGCGTGGTGTGCGGGTTGGCGCCAGACGGTGCCATCGCCGTGCTCTGCGACAGAAGTTCGCCACCACACCGAAGCCCCCGAACAGTCCGCCGGCCACGGACGCGCTCCGCCTGAACGGCCGGAATCAGTCGCAAGTCGTGACCGCCGCATGCGGCTGCCTGGTGCTCGATGACGAGCGCTGCCGCGAGTGTGGACGATGCGGTAGCCGCGGAACCGAATGGGCCGGCTGCTGCGATTGTCCAGAAGGAGACGACAATGGCCACCGATAGACCGCTGCGCGCTGCCCTCTACGCCCGTGTCAGCACCACCGACCAGACGACCGAGAACCAGGTAATGGAGCTCCGGCGCTACGCCGAGGCCCGCGGCTGGACCGTCGCCGACTACATCGACAACGGCATCAGCGGGACGAAGGAACGCCGGCCGGCACTCGACCGGCTCATGGCCGATGCCCGCCGCCGACGCTTCGACGTGCTGATCGTCTGGCGGCTCGACCGGCTCGGCCGCGACCTGAGCGTCGAGATCGATGCCGAGATTCTCTATGCGTGCGCCGGCTATCCGGCGAGTGTTCCTGCTCCAGCGCCCCGATCGGGATGCGTCCGTAGGTCGCCACGCGCACGACGAGACGAAGCACCGGGAGGACGGGTAGGTGCCGCGCCGCGCGGAAGCGCCGCCGATGCACTTCGACGGTCTGGATCAGGCGGCGCGCACGGTGAAGTCCACACGGATGGCATCGAAGGGGAACACCACGCGGCCGGTTTCGGTCGTGTCCACGAGGCCGGCATCGATCAGGGCATGGACGTCACCGTGAACAGCTTTCACGTCGCGGGCGACCCGGCGGGCGACGTCGCGATAAGTGAGTGGCCCTTGACCGGCCATCGCCTTGAGCACTTCCCAGCGCTTGGCGGTGAGCACCTTCCAGAGCAGTTCTGGCGAGGCAAAGCTGATCCGGGCTCCGTGTTTCTTGCCGCGGAACGCGTCGAGCGCGCGGCGTGTCACCTCGTCCCGTGACGCGACCTCCAAGGTTACCGTCTTCATCGTCGTGGCCTCCAGGCGTCCACGTCCGCCCAGGAATACCAACCGCGCCGGTGTGTTGTCAATTACTCCAACAGCATAGGCGCCCGCCGGGCGAGGCGCTGCGGCTGGGCGTGGCCGAATGGGGCGAGTCGTGACCCCGCGCCGCGCGGAGCCGCCGCCGATGCACTTCGACGGGGTCTTCCACTGGTACACGGAGTGGTTCAGCGAATCGGATGATCGCTGCTGCTACTGTCGCGGGCCGATCGCCGAGGACAGCGTGCCGCTGATTCTGTGGAAGGACGTCGGGCGCCAGACGTGGATGGCGCGGTTCTGCGAGACGTGTACGCCGCGGTTGCTGGCGCGGCTGGGAGGATGAATGCCCCCGACATTCAAGAGCTTCAAGAACACGTCGGATCGTCTTCGCGAACAGTGGCTGAAGGCGCCGCGTGCATCACTGCCGCTTGGCGGTCGAAACGTGAGGTCGGCTCAATGTCAACCGATTTATGACATGAGAAACCAAACGTCGATGCTTGACTTGCGGCGATTGGGCATGTTGATCTAACTCAACGAAACGGACCGTCATCGTTAGTGACGGCCCGTTTCTCGCCCTCGCTCGGCGCTGCGGTGACAGCCCGACTCGAAAGCTGAAACCAAACATAGCGCAGGTCACGTCGGTAAGCGCGCGCGGGCCTTCCTCAAACAAGGAGCGCACACCTGTGTCTCGGCACTTACATCGGTGGTCCCCCGGCGATCGACGCATCCTCTTCACGACGAGTGGTGGCAAGTGCAAGAAGTGCGGCGCTTCCATCACGTTCGATAACTTCCATGCGGCGCACATGCGCGCAGCCAGCCACGGCGGCCCGCCGATCCCCTCGAACGGCGAGGCATGGTGCGGACCCTGTAACTGGAAGAACCAGGACCGCGATGTTCGCGACACCCGCGTAACACCCCGGCCATGGCAGCACGAGGCGCTCCCGATCGTTCTCGAAGCCCTCGCAATGCAAAAGGTGGCGACGGTGATGGCCGCGCCCGGCGCTGGAAAGACGATATTTGCGGGGCTTGTGTTCGCTGCGGGCCAACACGCTGGACGCTGGAATCGTTTGCTGGTTTTGGTACCACGATTACCGCTGGTGGAACAGTGGGCCGACGACTTACTGGAGAGCTATCACATCGAACTCGACACATACACCGGCGCGCGGACGACTGGGCTCGAACTGGAGAAGACCGATGGTATCTGCATGACGTACCAGGCCCTGCTGATGCCGCGCGTCCAGGAGCTCCATCGACGCGCCATGGCGAGGACGCCGACCCTGGTCGTCCTCGACGAGGTGCATCACCTCGGCGAGCCCGTACAGAAAGACGAGGATCCACGAGCCTGGGCGAGTGCGGTGCGAGAGGTAGTCGGTGACCTCGAAGTTGGCCTCAATGTGGCTGGCGTAATGAACCTCTCCGGAACTCTGTTCCGTACGTCCCCACGGGAACGGATCTCCACTGTCCAGTACACAGATGTCGTCGGCGAGCAGGACGCCCCCCGCATCGAAGCAATCGCGAATTACGCCATCCACCCGGAGCGCCTCGTACGTGAGGGCGTCCTCCGGCCTCCTGATTTGTACCGTCTCGACGCAAAAGTCGAGCTCGTGAACTTGGCCAGTGCAGAAATGACGTCTGCCCGAGTCGCAGATCTTACAGACGACGCGGAGAAACGGGTGACGTTGCGCCGCCTTCCGCAGACGCCCGAATGGATCTCGCACATGGTCGCCGTGACGTTGCGCCAACTCAGAAAGCGTCACGAAGACAGCAAGGGTGCTCCGGTGAAGGCGCTTATCGTCGCCTCGAGGCAGACCATGGCGGCCGCATTCGCCGAAGAAGTCAACAGGCAGATGAAGGCCGCCGGCCTGCAGCCTTTGGCGGAATGCGTGGTGTCGGCTGACGGTGCCGATGCCTATCGCAGGTTGGATGCGTTCAGAAAGAAGGATCGGGTAGGAGTGCTGTGCACCGTAGGGATGGCGGGCGAAGGTTACAACTGCCCGGATATCGCCGTTATCACGTACGCCACGAACATTCAGACGGTTCAGTACGTGCGTCAGGTCGTGGCGCGAGGCCAACGCGTGACCGAACGGGAAAAGAGGAACGGCCAGGTGCTGACCACGGCCATCATCTTGCCGGACGTGCAGGGGCTCGTCGATCTGTTTACGGACATCCTTGCCCCAATGGTGCACAACATCGCCGCGCCGACCGATGGCGCCAGTAATCCAACGGTTGGGCCAGACAAGACGCCATCCGGGTCGCCAGCGGCGCCGGCGTGGAGCGACACCGATCTGGTCGGTGTCCACGATCCGGCGGTCAACATCGTGTCTACGGTGGGCACCGGTGGAACATTCGACGTGAATCCGATCTATGAAGAGGTCGTAGGACCGGCTTTACGCGAAGTGGATCTACCTCAGACGTGGTGGCCGCGCGTTACACATGCGATTCAGGCACTCGATGTGAGAAGACCGTTTCAACCGGCCATCCTTGGTGCGACTCCAACGGCGGTGATCGAGGGTGGCGATCCAGTGCGCCGGCCCTTGACTCAGCGCGAACATCACCAGGTTTATCGCGACCGATTCAAGCAGGCCCACAAGTGGTGGGCGGCGATCCCGGCGCGTAGCGGGGGCCAAGCCATCGACCATTTCATCGCGGAGATTAAGGAGAAAGCCGGCATCCGGGACATCGATCGTGCGACACCAGAGCAACTGAAACGAGCTTGCTCGATCGCGCTGTCTCGCATTCGAGAGTGGTGCGATCGAATGGGAACCCGGTTGCCGAGGTGGGCTCGCGCCGTAGAGGACGAGTCATGAACTCGAGAGAGCTCAAGACCCACGGCGCTCGAGTCGATCAATTTGCGCGCGCCGTCCCCAACATGGGTCGACTGGGCGATCTCACACGCGCCGCAGTAGAGATGCTGCGGTCGAGCGATTGGCGCGATTACAGCGACGCGACTGGCTCTTACCACTTCCTCCCCGGCGAGTTCGACTACTTCCTCGCGCTGCAGACGGTAGATGCGCGCGACGTCGCGAGGTTCTTGTTGTCGCCGGAAGAGCGGATGGAGCTCGCCCAGGCGATGGATCACACCCGGACCGGTGAAGAGAGTTACCGGCGAACGCTTGAGCAGGTTGCGACGGAGCATCCGCATGCGGCGCGGAGCCTCACAGATTACTGGGGCCGATTCGGATGGGGTGACGGAAAGCATCCGGTCAGCACGCGTACGCTCATTCGCGCCCGCACCGGAGTGACTCCAGAAGAGCACGCTCGGCAAACCCGCATGAAGCGGCTGCGACAGCTCGCGAACGGCTGGCGGGATCGCGTCGCCCGCGTCGTCGAGGCCGCGGAGGGCTTTTCCCGGGAGGAGCTCCTCGCCGCGATCGAGGCGCTTCAGGAGCTCGCGCGTGAGGCACCTAAACTCGCGGGCGCTGAAACGTGGCGACGCGATGCCGAAGAGCTCGATTGGTCTGATGTGGAATGCGCTAAACGCTGGAAGGTGTCTCGGTCGACGGCAAGCTCGCGCCTGGCCCGCCTCCGCGCCGAATGATTTTAGAGATGCTGCATTATCGTCGATAATGCAGCAAGGGGCGGAGACCTCAATGCCAAGTGCGGAGCGCTGGAGCGAGCAGTTGACCAAGGCACGAGCCGACGCGGCGCTCAGCGCGTACTCGACCGCGCTGGACTGGCTCCGACGCTATCCCGCGGCGGAAGTGGAACGACTTCTGGAAGAGAAGGTCGAAGAGAAACGCGCGGCGCTCCGGGAACGACTGCGGCGCGAGGCGGACCGGATTTAGTCCAGCGGTTCTATCCACCAGGTGCGCAACGTCACTTCTCCTCCGCCACGCAACGCGACGAGATAGGACGCGCGCACGTCTCCGGTGCGCACCACCTGTGCGGTGCGCCCCCGGTAGGCGAGGGGCGCCGTCTCCTTGACGCGGACGCGCTCGCCAGGCTGGTACTTGGGCTTCCGGCCCGCGAGCTGCGCATTGCGCTTCAGTGCGGCCAGCTTGCGTTCGGTCATCACCGAACCGCCGAGGCGCCCGAGTGCGACGGCGTGCGGGTTCTTCCGCTTCGCCATCAAGCGACCTTTGCGGCGAAGTCGCGCACGGCGTAGGTCACACCAGACGCCAGCACGGACTCGTGCAGGCGCTCGAGCTGGCGCACGATCTCGCCATCGAAATACGCATGGCCGCAGTTGTCGCAGATGTCCGCGGGGATGTGCTGCACGATGACGGCGGTGGCCTCGCGCGTCAAGGTCAGCGAGGCCTCGCCGGCGGCCAGCTCGCCAGTCTTGCAGAACACGCAGCGGGAGGCGCTCATCGCCGCACCCGCGTGCGGAAGTCCGGGCTCCAACGCGCCGGATCGGGTTGATAGACGGTGATCACGATGTGCTCCTGTTCCGCGGCATTGACCGCGTAGACGACGTGCAGTGGACGCTGGGCGACCCACGCGAGCACCAATCGGCTGGGGTGCGGGCGATCGTCGAGATAGTCGCGCAGGGTTTCGCCAGCCGCCATAACAGACTCCACTTCGTCGGCGGTGATCCGGCGCTCACGCATCCGCAGAAGAGCTTCGTCGCTGTATCGGATGCGCACTGACATATACTAGTCTATACGCTTTGATTTGTCAATTGGTTCCATCCGCAGCGCTGGACCCGGGCTGTCACGCCCTCGGGTCAGACTGCCCGCCGCGTGGAACTTCCGCTCGACGATCCGGAGGAGACGTGGGCGCCGATCGCCGAGGCGCCGTCCTACCAGGTGTCGACACGAGGACGCGTCCGCCGCCTGGTCGACGGCGTCGAGCTCGACGTCGCCACCTGGCAGAACAAAGGGCGCTACGTCTGCGTCAATCTGGATCTGCCGGACGGCCATCCGGTCTTGCGCTATGTCCACCGCCTGGTCGCCACCGCGTTCCGGTCGAATCGACCCAGTGACGCCACGCAGGTCAACCACGAGAACGGGCTGAAGCCGGACAATCGCTTAGAGAATCTCGCGTGGACGACCCCTCGAGGGAACGTCCAGCACGCCCGGGACACTGGGTTAATCCACCCACGGCCGCCTCAGGACACGTGCGCGCATGGCCATCCCCGCGACCAGGCCTACCAGCTGCACGGCCGCCCAGGACGGCGCTGCGCGCGCTGCCGCCGGGTCCGCGCGCGCGAACGGCGCTATGGACAACCCGCGCTCCTGGCGCTACTCAACGGGTGACTCGGCCGCTACCGCCCGCGGGGCGCCGCGGTCGTCTGCAACCGAATGCCTTCGACCTGTTGCAGCTGCACCAGCACTAGAAAGAGGTTCTGCGCCTGCGGATTGCCCGTGCGACTCAACATGCGCATGAGACTCTTGCTCGGGAGCTTCGTGCGCTGACTGAGGCCTTCGAAGCCGATCGTCGCATTGATGTAGTTGCGCAACATGCTTTTGGCTGGTCCGACGTCGCCACCGAGCAAGCAATCCATCGCCTCGCAGAGTAACGCGCGACGAAACTTCGGATCGCGCGCGGCGCGTGCGCGTACGACATCGTCAAAGGATGCGGCTCGTTCCATTCACGGTCATAGTAACCCATACGTTACTACGTGTCCAATCGCCCGAGCGACGCCATCGACGATCAGGAACGGTTGGATCGCGCTCGCCAGCCACGCTATCCTTCGCCAGACGCATCGATCAACGGGAGATCCTGCTGATGGACATCGCGGATCCGCGCGTGCATCCGTCGTTGGTTCCGAACGGCTCGAGAGCCCAGGTGATCAACGGGCCGCGCGGCGACGAGTATCAGGACCTGCCCTCGATTCGTACCCCGAATGGGTACGTCATCACGCGCTGGTCACTGAGCGAGGAGGAACGCGCGGCCATCACGCGCGGCGAAGACATCTACGTCACGCTGCTATCGGGCGGCGCGATCAATCCGTTCTTCGTCACCGTCGGGCCCGTCGACTGGACGACGGTCAGATCCTGATGGCGCTCGCTCCTCCGCGTCCCTGCTCGTATCCGAAGTGCCCGAACCTGGATTGTCAGGAGCACCAGGTCCCCGCGTGGCGTACCCTCGATCGACTCGAGGTGCCCCGCATCCGCGGCCGCGAGCTGCAGCGTCGACGCGCCCGCCTCTTCGCGCGCGAGCGCTGGTGTCGAGCGTGCGCGCAGGATGGACGTCGCATCCTCGCCACCGTCCGCGATCACATCGTGCCGCTCGCGGAAGGGGGAACCGAGGACGACAGCAACATCCAACCTCTGTGCTTGGACTGCAGTGATGCGAAGACGGAGCGCGAGTCGCGGCGTGGCGTGCAGCGATCACAGATGACCCCGCGCTTCAGGAAGAGCGCGACCCCGCGTGACAGCGCAGGTCACTTCGTCACCCGACGTCAACAGATGATCGAGGACGCGCGACGCGACGCGCGACGCGACACACCCGACGATCCGATCACACGCGATGCGAGAAACGTCGCACGTGTTAAGCAACTAACACCGAGACGCGCGCGATGAGGGAGGGGGGGCTCGCAATCGCTGCCAGGGCCGGCGGCCCGGAAACCGCGCCGGCTGGCACCGTGCGCGTGGTCAGCAAATGAAAGTTGATTTTTTGGGCCACTTTGCATGACCAGGCGGGTCGCGCGCCTCAACGTCGCCGGGGAACGGGCCGCGCGCGCGTGGTGTCAGATGCTCGCGCGGGCGTTGGCCGTGCAGCGGATCGACCGCAACGGGCGGCCATATCTCGAGCGGTACTTCGCCGCCGGCTGGAGTCCCACGAACACACGATCCGGTCCCGCGATCTTCCTGCATCACTTCGTCGCCTCGGACGACGCCGACCAGGTGCATTCGCATCCGTGGGGGTGGAGCGCCAGTCTGATTCTCGCCGGCGGTTATCGCGAGGAGCGATGCGGACCGGACAATACCATCGTCGCGCGCGAGTACCGTCCCGGCGACGTGAACGTGTTGGAGGCGGATGCCCGGCACCGGATCGATCTCCTAGCGGAGGACTGCTGGACAGTCTTTCTTGCCGGGGAGTACGCGCAGCCGTGGGCTTTTACCCCCTCGTGCGGTGGAGATCGCTGATGGCAGGGACCTCGAGCTCGGGCGGCCGCAACCGCAAATCGCAGCGCGAGCACGCGCTTGCCGGTACCGGTCGCACAGATCGCGGGACGAAGCCGAAGGGGAAAACCACAGATCCAGATCCGCCGCGCGGCCGGCCACCCACGCCGAAAGGGCTCGTCGGGATGGCGCGCGAGGAATGGGCACGAATGGTCAATCGCCTCGAGGCGGCGAAGATTTTGTCAGTCGTCGATGATGCGGCGCTCTATCAGTACTGCTGCCTCTACGCGGAAACGGAAGGCATTCGCGCCTCGCGCATGACGAACGCGCGGCTCCTCGCGAAGCTCGAGGCGGCGCTCGAGCGTGTGCGCCACGAGGACCAGATTGCTGCCGTCGCCAGCGCGATCGGAGACCTGCAGCGCGTCGACGCCAAGCATCTGCAGCAACTGCGGCAGGGGCATATGGCGATCCGCCAGTACCTCGTCGAGTTCGGGATGACGCCGGCAGCCCGGTCGCGGGTGCGGGCTACCGACGCGCCGGCGCCCGAGGATCCGTTCGCCGAGTTCGACAGCCCCGCCGCCACCGACTCGACCCATTGAGATGACGACGATGCCCCCGCGGCGCCGGAGGAGCCTCAATGTCGTCGACGCCTACGCGTCCGACGTCGTCGAGGGCCGCGTGCCGGCAGGGAAGTATCACCGCCTGGCGTGCGAGCGGCATCTGCGCGATCGCGCCCGCGAAGGGACCACGGGCTTCCCGTACCGCTTCGACCTGGCCAAGGCCGAGCGGTACTTCCGGTTCGCCTCCAAGCTGAAGCACTACAAAGGCGAGTGGGCGGGGCAGTTCATCGTGCTCGAGCCGTGGCAGCAGTTCCGCCGTGGCAGTTTCTTCGGGTGGGTCCACGTCGACACCGGGCTCCGGCGGTTCCGGACGTCCTACGACGAGGTGCCCAGGAAAAACGGCAAGACGCTCGACCAGGCGATCGCCGCGCTGTACATCACGTTCTACGACGGCGAGCCCGGAGCTGAGGGGTACTGTCTTGCCACGACGCGGTTCCAGGCTGGCCTCGTTTTCGGAGACGCCAAGAAACTCGTCCGGTCCTCCGGGCTGAAGGTCCGCCTGAAGGTCCTGACCAAGAACATCCACCGCGTCGACACCGACAGCAAGCTCGAGCCGCTCGGCGCGCATCCGGTGGACGGGCTGAATCCGCATTTCATCGGGATCGATGAACTGCACAAGTGGAAGACCCGCGACCGCCTCGATGTGATGGAGACGGCGACCGGCTCACGCCGGCAGCCGGTCATCGCGCAAATCACGACCGCCGGCGACGACCTCGTCAGCGTGTGCGGCGATCAGCACGACTACGCGTGCAAGATTCTCGATCAGGTACTCGTCGACGAGACCTTCTTCGCCTTCATCGCCCATGCGGACATCGGCATCGCCGGCGTGCCGGATGATGACTGGACCCTCCCCGCGACGGCCATCAAGGCGAACCCGAATTACGGCGTCTCGATCAAGCCGGCGGATCTGGCGGCACTGCGCGAGAAGGCGATCCACATGCCGAGCGCGGCTGCTGCCTACCAGCAGGATCGCCTCAACGTGTGGGTCAACACGGATGCGCCCTGGCTGTCGATGGAGGGGTGGAAGCGCGGGCAGAGTGCGTGGTCGGCGGAGGAGCTGCGCGGGGAGACGTGCTTCGGCGCGATCGACCTCGCGAGCAAGATCGACCTGGCCGCATTCGCGCTGTGCTTCCCGCCGACCACGACGCGCACGCGCTGGCGGTACCTCGTGCGGTGCTTCACGCCGCTCGATACGCTCGTCGCCCGGGCCCGCCGCGACCGCGCGCCGTATCTGCAGTGGGCGGAGATCCAGATTCCCGGCTCGCCCGTGCCCGCGGCCGAGATGAAGATTCCCGGCACGCCCTGGTCGTACCTGACGACCAACCCCGGCAACCGGATCGATCAGGACGCCATCCGCCAGGCCGTGAACGACGCGCGCGATCGCTTCGACCTGCAGATCCAGCAGATCGGCTTCGACCCGTGGAACGCGGCGAACATCGAGGACGACCTCGCCGGCGACGGGTTCGAGGTCGTCGAGATCCCGCAGACGATCAAGCACATGAGCCTGCCCACGAAGGACTTCGGGGCGGAGGTGCTCGACGGGCTCGTCGACACCGGCGGCAATCCGCTGATGGCCTGGAAGGCGTCGAACGTCGTCGTCGACGAGGATGGGCCCGAGAACGTCAAGCCTGTGAAGAAGAAGAGCCGCGGGCGCATCGACGGGATTGTCGCCTCGATCATGGCGCGGAAACTCGCGGGGCTGGACGAAGGGGCCTCTGATGGGCCGCTGGTGGTGGCCGCATGACGCACATCGTCGTGGTGATGGCGCCCGGTGACGCGCTACTGAGCCCCTTGGAATCGGCGTTCGAATTCTTCGGCCGACACCGACTCGCCGTTGATCGTGAACCAGAGCAGCCCCTGGATCATCTGCCTCGTGTCATCGGCGCGATAACGCGGCTCGATGCGCTCACCGCAGTCTCGGCATTCGTGATGGCCGATCGAGTAGCGTTCGCCGTCCTCGTAATAGCCCCAATCGTCATGCACCCAGCGCAGCGTCGGCGTCTCGTACTTGGCGTCCGGGCGATACGACTCGGCAGGTTGGCCGTTGGCGTACCAGCGGTGTGTGTGACTGGCGACGTCGACCGCACGCCAGCTCGTATCCGGCCGATGCAGGCTGGTGACATCGATGAGATCACAGCCGGCTTCGAAGACGACGTCGCCACGGCGGTGCACCATGGACGGCATAGGGGGAATCTAGCAGATTCCTCAGGCGGATTATCGCTATCCCAGGGGATCCGGCCATGACGCGCACCCATGCGGGCCGGCCGCGCATCGACGACGAGGACGAGACGACGAAGGCCAGCTTTCGGCTGCCGGCGAAAGAGTTCGATCGCGCGTGGTCGCAGGCGCGGCGCGATCGCGAGTCCCTCTCGGATCTGATGCGCCGCGGGCTCAAGCGGGAGCTCGATGGGGCGGCCAAAGGCGAATAACGTCGGACGTAAATAGGCGGTTCGCCCGCCGACGCTCATACTCCGTCCGGATTGTGGGCTGCCTTCTTCCGCTGGTGCTGCTTCTGGCGACCGCCCTGCCTGTATCGGCGGGTGATCGTGAACTTCACGGCCGATCCGTCGGAAGCGCTGGAAGGCGTCCTCTGGTCGTATCGGTGGCGCTGGCTGACCCTCACGGATGTCTCAGCGCTCAAGGGCGGGGCGACGCCCGAGAAGATCATCGGCGACGCCGTCCTGCACCGCACGCAGATCAAGTTCCTGCAGGTGCTCCCGTGATCGTCCGGACGTTCGAGGGCCTGCAGGCGCTGACGACGCCGGCCACCACGCCGAGCTCGTATCCGTCCTCGAGCCTCACCCTCTACGGCTTCACGCAGGCCTACGCCGAAATTTTCCGCACGCAACCGAATGTGCGCATCTGTGTTGAATTTCTGGCCCGGAACTACGCGCAGATTCCGATGCACACGTTTCGACGGGTGTCGGATACCGATCGCGTGCGGCTGGCCGATCACGACGTCGCGCGCTGGCTCGGCCACCCGAATCCCGCCACGACCGAATACCGCCTGATGGAGTCGCTCATGGGCGACATGGGCGTCTACTTCAAAGCGGCGCTCCTCAAGGTGCGCTACGTCGCCGCCGATCGGCGCAACGGGATCGGCCTGGTCCGCATTCCGCCCGAGCAGATTCGCGCGGAACCGCAGGGCAAGCTCCTGCCCGAGTACTTCGTGTGGACCGACGTCACCGGCCGCTCGCGCGAGTTTCCGCTCAGCGAGATCGTCTACTTCAACGGCTACAACCCCTGTCATCCCTTTGAAGGCCTCTCGCCGATGGAAACGCTACGGGGGATCCTCGCCGAGGAAGCTGCCGCCGCCGCGTATCGCGAGCAGTTCTGGCGCCGCGGCGCCCGCCTCCCGGGCGTCGTGACCCGACCCGCGACCGCAAAGCGGTACGACCGGACCCAGGCGGCCGACTGGCGGGACCAATGGCGGGCGGCCTACGGCGGCCCCAGCGGGGAGGACACCATCCTCCTCCAGGAGGGCGAGACGTTTCATCAGACGTCCGCGAACGCGAAGGACTCGGAGTACACGGTCGGCGGGAAGCTCCGCCGCGAAGTCTGCGCCGCGGCGTACCACATTCCGCAGCCGCTCGTCGGGATTCTCGAGCACGCCACGTTCTCCAACATCCGCGAGCAGGACAAGCACCTCTACAAGCACTGCCTGGGCACGTGGTTCGAGATGACCACGCAGGAGTTCGAACGGCAGCTGCTGATCGAGAGCGAGGACCAGGACCAGGTCTATCTCGAGTTCGCTCTCGATGCGCAGCTGGCCGGGACGCCGGAAGAACGCGCGAGCTCGATGCACACCTCGATTGGCCGGCCGTGGCGCACCGTGAACGAAGGGCGCGCCCTCGACAACCTGCCGCGCATCGACGATCCCGAATTCGATCGACCGGCGCCGCAGCAGGGCGGCCCGTCCGACGCGACTGCGCATCCCGACCGTCCCCCGGATGACCCGTCGCCGTCGGCCGCCGGCGACGACGACGACGAGGAGGAGGAGGATCTCGAGGCGCGCGTCGCGCCGATCCTGCAGGCCGCCCGGCTCCGGCAGAAGGCGCGGCTCGAGAAGCTCCATCTCTTCGAGCGTGCGGCAGCCTTCTACGACCAGCGGGTGCGCTGGACCCAGGAACTGACCGCCGATCTGACGCCGATCCTCGGCGCGGAGGCCGCGGCCGCGCGCGCCCACGACATCACCGAGGCCACGCTCGATCGGTTGATCGCCTTGGAGGCCGTCACATGACAGGCCGCTACGAACACGTCCTCGGCTTCGCGCTGGCGCATCCCTGGTCGGTCTTGCCCGAGATGCTGCAGATCATCGCCGGCATCCTGGCGCACCGGATCGCCGGCGTGGCGATGGACCAGGCCACGATCGAAGCCGCGCTCGTCAATCGGAAGAACCTCCCGCAGCCGCGCGTGGGCAGCGTCGCCGTGATTCCCGTCTATGGCGCGCTTGCGCCGCGCATGAACCTGCTGAGCGAGATGTCGGGCGGCACGACCTACCAGAAGCTCACGAGCCAGATCCGGGAGGCGGTCGCGGATAAAGCCGTCCGCACGATCGTGCTGGATGTCGACTCCCCTGGCGGCAGCTTCGCGGGGAGCGTCGAGCTCGCAGCCGACATCATGCGCGCCCGGACGAAGAAGCCGATTATCGCGCAGGCGCAATTCCTGATGGGCTCCTCCGCCTATCAGCTCAGCGCGGCCGCCACCGAGATCGTCGCCGCGCCCACGGCGCGCGTCGGCGGCATCGGGACCTACGCGATCCACAACGATCTGAGCAAGGCGCTCGAGCAGCTCGGCGTCAAGCGCACGTATCTGTCGAAGGGCGAGGGCAAGGTCGACGGCAACGAGACGGGGCCGCCGAGCGAGGCCTTCCTGGCGCGCGCGGATGCGCTCCTCGAGGACGCCTTCAATCAGTTCGTCGGCAACGTCGTGCGGGGGCGCGGCGCCGGTATGACGACCGAGCGCGTCAAGAAAGAGTGGAAAGCGTACGTCTACACCCCCGACGAAGCGAAGGCGCTCGGGATGATCGACTCCATCGGCACGCTCGACGAGACGCTCGCGCGCTTGCTCTCCGAATCCCCGGACGCCGCCGATCGCCAGGCGGCCGAACTCTTGTCCGCCCCGATCGCTGCCACCGACCAGGAGCGGCCGCCCGTCGCGGCTGCCACGTCGCAGGAGCGGCTATTGGAGGTGGCTTGGCAGCACGCGATCGAGCGCGAGCTGCTCGAACTCGAGCTCTGAAGGACGCGAATCATGAACGTTACGCAACTCGAAACGAAGCTCCGGGAGCTGCAGACCAAGGCCAAGACCCTACTCGAAACGCACATGCGCGCGTGCGAAGACCACGTCGTCACGCCCGCAACCGCCACCACGCCCGAGGTGAAAGGCCGTCTGCGGACGGACGAGGAAAAGGCCGCGGTGCAGGCGATCCTCGACGAGGCCAAAGGCCTCAAGGCGCGGATCGATGCGGCGAAGAACGACAGCAGCATGCTGGCGGAACTCGACCGGCTGACCGCAGGC